GACGACGCGGCGAAGATGAACGGCGCCGATCTCAAACAAGCCATGACACAGAGCTGAGCCTATGCCCACCGGATACGCGGACGGTGCAAAGGTGTACCGCGAAGCGTATGGCCGGGGGCTTCAGCCCGACCCTGAATTGTGGGTGGACGAATGGGCTGACGAGTACATGCGGATTCCGCGTGAAACCGGTGCAGCCGAGCCCGGCAAATACCGCACGGCGCGGACGCCGTATGCCCGTGAACCCATGCGCTGCCTCTCACCAGCGCACCCCTGCAAGCGCGTCATCACCATGGTCGCCTCGCAGCTCATGAAAACGCAGATCGCCCTGAACTGGATAGGCGCGCTGATCCACATGTCGCCGTCCAACATCCTGACCTTGCTGCCGAGCCTGGCCTTGGCCAAGCGGGTGTCAGCGAGGATCGGTAAGACCATTGCCGCGACCCCCGAACTGAGAGCACGTGTGGCTGCCTCCCGGTCACGGGATGCACGCAACACCATGGACACCAAGGAGTTCGAGGGCGGCACGCTTTACGCGACCACGGCTGGCTCGGCCTCCAACCTGGCAGAACTGGCTGCGCGATTTATCTACGGCGATGAGATTGACCGCTGGGACGTTGATGTCGATGAAGAGGGTGACCCCATCGAGCTGGCGGAGACAAGAGGCAGTACCTTTGGGCGCAACGCGAAGTTTTACTTCTCCAGCTCGCCGACCATCAAGGGGGCCTCACGCATCGCTGATCTTTTTGAGGCCAGCGACCAGCGGCACTACTACGTGCCCTGTCCAACCTGCGGTCATATGCAGGTGATGGAGTGGGAGAGTTTGCTGTACTCCGCTGACTTCCAGACAGTCCATTACAAGTGCTCTTCACCCGATTGCGATGTGCTGATCGAGGAGCATCACAAGGGTGAGATGCTCACCAAAGGGGAATGGCGCTCGCACGCCCAGGGCGATGGGGAGACGGTTGGTTTCCACCTCAACGCTCTGTATGCCCCGCTTGGTTGGACATCATGGGCTGATCTGGCTAAGCAATACGAGAAGGCCAAGCGCGCCCAGGACCGAGGCGATCTCGAGCCTATGCAGGTGTTCTACAACACCCGCTTGGCAAAGGTATGGGATAGCGCGGTCGAGCAAACCAAGGCCGAAGTCCTGCAGGCCCGAGCCCTGCAGGAAGACTATGTGCTCGGTACCCTGACTGTTGGTGTCCTGGTGCTGACCTGCTCTGTCGACGTCCAGGCCAATCGCTTGGAGGTGATGGTGATCGGCTGGGGCGTCGGCATGGAGCGCTGGGTTGTTGACTTCCGGGTGATCCCCGGGGACCCAGCAGACCAAAGGACATGGGATCTGCTTGATGGACTGCTGAAGGCCCGATACCGCCATCCCTGCGGTGTTGCCTTGGGTATCTTGGCCACAGGCATCGACTCCGGTGGTCATCACACCCATGAGGTCTATCAGTTCTGCCGCGTGCGCCGTTGGCGTAACGTCTTTGCGTTGAAGGGGGCGAGCAAGCCTGGCAAGCCGGTCATTGCCCAACGGCCGTCTCTGGTGGATGTCACCTGGAAGGGCCAGACCGAACGTAACGGTGCCGAGCTGTGGATGATCGGTACCGACACCGCCAAGGACTGGATCTACAACCGCTACGGATTTGAGTCGGGACCGGGCGCGGTGCACTTCGCCAAGGACCTTCCCGACGAGTTCTTCCAGCAGTGCGTGGCAGAACGCAAGATCGCCCGCTATGTGAAGGGCTACAAGCGGATCGAGTGGGTCAAGGGCAAGGCCGACCGCAACGAGGCGCTGGACCTTCAGGTGTACAACCTGGCCATGGCGTATTACCTCGGCCTGCATCGCTACGGCGAACAAGACTGGGACAAGCTGCGCCAGGCGATGGCCCAGGCCAGTCTGTTTGATGAGCCATCACCTACGAAGCAACCTGTCATCGAGCACGGACGTGATGAGGATGATGACCCCGACGAAGGGCCAGTATCTGCGTCACCGCCCCCAGCTCGGCCTGCTCCCCGTACAACGCTGCCGTCTCGCCCGGCACCTCAACCAATGCAACGCCGCAGCTCCAGCAGCGGCTATCTGAAGAGACGCTGACATGGCATACACCCAAGCACACCTCGCGGCTGTCGAGCGTGCGATTGCGCGTGGCGAACGGGTTGTTCGCTACAGCGACCGCACCGTCGAATATAGGACGGTAGACGAGCTGATCAAGGCTCGCGATCTGATCCGTACTGAGCTGGCCCAGTCTGCCGGCCCGCGCTCTCGCGTAGTTCGCCTCCACCATGGAGGTAAGGGCCTGTGACCGGCCGCTACATCTCCACACGCTCGGGGCTTCTGGTACCTGAGCGGATCAAGGCCAGCTATGAAGGTGCCGCCGAGGGGCGGCGTTCCTCTGGCTGGGATGCGCCAGATACTGGCCCCAACAGCCTGATCATGCCGGCCCTTCGCAACCTGCGATCCCGTTCACGGGCTGCAGTACGCAACGATCCGTATGCGGCCAACGTCATTGATAAACGGGTCAGCAACCTGATCGGTACCGGCATCACGCCGCAGCCAAGATTGCTGGACAAGGCCCTACGCAAGGCCATGCAGGAACTGTGGGAGGACTGGGTGGACGAGTCGGACGCCGACGAACGCACCGACTTCTATGGCCAGCAGGCCTTGGTGGCTCGCACGGTTGAGCAGTCCGGTGAATGTTTCGTGCGCTTGCGCCCACGCCGGCTGGAGGATGGCCTGGCGGTGCCGCTGCAGGTGCAGTGCCTCGCGCCGGAATTCGTGCCGCACGACAAGTTCGAAGTGACACGCTCAGGCAACACCATCCGGGCCGGTATCGAGTTCAATGGCATTGGCCGCAGGGTCGCCTATTGGTGCTACCGCAACCATCCCAGCGACAAGGCATCGCTCAACGCCGGTTACAACCCGCTTGTACGTGTGCCGGCCGATCAAATGCTGCACATCTTCGAGCCCCTTGAGCCCGGCCAGTTGCGTGGAGTCCCCAGGTTGGCGCCGATCTTGAAACGCCTGCGCAGCCTGGACAACTACGACGATGCGGTGCTCTTCCGGCAAGAGGTGGCCAACCTGTTCGCTGGCTTCGTCCGCAAACCGGCGCCGGAGGGGCTGGGTGGTCCACCAATGGACATGCTCACTGGGGCACCGGTTGTTCGCGACCGTGATGCCTTCACCCCGATGGTGGCGCTGGAGCCCGGCACCATGCAGGAGCTGGGGCCAGGCGAGCAGGTCGAGTTCTCTGACCCTCCCGACGGCGGCAACAACTACCCCGATTTCATGCGGCAGCAGTTGATGGCTGCCGCTGCTGGTGCGGGTCTGCCTTACGAGCTGATGACCGGCGACATGCGTGGGGTTAACGACCGTGTCATCCGGGTGGTGCTGAACGAATTCCGGCGCCGTTTGGAGCAGCTGCAGTTCTCGGTTTATGTCCACCAGCTGTGTCGCCCGGTGCGGGCGGCCTGGATGGACATGGCGGTACTGGCCGGGGCACTCGACCTGGTGGACTACACGCTGAACCGTCGCACGTATCAGCGTACGCGGTGGGTACCACAGGGGTGGGCGTACATCCAGCCAGTGCAGGACGTACAGGCGCGCATGCTCGAGGTCGCGGCGGGCTTTACCTCTCGCAGCGAGATGTGCCTTCGCTCAGGTACCGATGCAGAGATCGTGGATGAAGAGAACGCCACTGACATCGCCCGGGCGCATGCCCTGGGCCTCAAATACAACGGCTTGTCGGCTATCGATGACGAGTCGGATGACTCCGACGAGAAGGGGAAAACATGAAACCGTTGATGCCGTTCCGCATCCTCAACATGACGAAGGCCCTCCCGCAAGTCGAGGATGGGCATTGGTATTCGATCACTGCTGCAGCGGAGGAGGATGATGCCGACTCGAAGGTGATCGAGGTCTATGTCTACGGCGAGATTGGCGGCTGGGGCATCACCGCCAACCAGTTCATCCAGGATCTCAAGGCAGTGGACGACGGTGTGTCACCGGTTGTTGTGGCCTTCAACACCAATGGCGGCGACTTGTTCGAGGGGCTAGCCATTCATAACGCGCTGAGCCGCTTGGGTGAGCGTTGTACGGGCCGGGTCGATGCTTTGGCCGCCAGTGCAGGCAGCGTGGCGGTTTGCGGTGCTCACCGCGTGGTCATGGCCTCGAATGCCATGCTGATGATCCATAACCCTTATACCTGGGCTGGTGGTGATGCGGACGAGTTGCGTCGGGTGGCTGATGTGCTCGACCAGGCATTCGAGGTGATCATCGCAGCCTACAAGGCCAAGGCGCCGGACATTGACGAGGATGAGCTGCGGCGTTTGGTCAATGCAGAAACCTGGCTTACGGCCTCGGAGGCCCTGGCGCTGGGGCTAGCCGATGAAGTCGGCGATGGTGTCAAGGTACAGGCTTGCCTCGGGCAGGGCGCTGCCATGGCACGCTACCGGAACACCCCGCAGGCGCTGCTGGATCAGCTCAAAGCAAGCAAGGATGAGCCGACGGAGCCCGTTGTAAATGAGCCCGAAAACGAGCCAGATGCACCGCAGCCGGCTGCCAGCGATTCGACAGCCTTAGCCTTGATGATCACCCAGGCCTGTGCAAAGGCTGGTATCAGCAACCTGGTCGAGCCGCTGATCGCCTCGACCAAGCTCGCGGACGAAGCCACTGTGCAGGCAGCCCTAGCCAGCGCCAAGGCCGTGCGGGATCTTTGTGTCGCAGCCCGTTTGCCCGAGATGACCGGTGAGTACGTCCAGGCCGGCCTGGACGCGACCGCAGTACGGGCACGTCTGTTCGACAAGCTGGTCGGCAGCGGCAAGGGCTTCGAGATCGACAACAGCCTGCCTCCAGCAGATGACCTGCCGGAGAAGGTCCAGGCGAAAGCACCTAACCCCAGCAACATATGGGCTGCCCGTCGGCAAGCCACACAACCTCGTCCCGGCCAAGGAGCCTGAACATGAGCAAAACCTATGTAGAGCCGGTACATGCCGGCGAATTCCTGCTGTCCGAGGGCGCCGGCAAGATCTCCCGCGAAGTGATCGAGCTGGCCCCCGGCGAGGCCCTGGTGGCCGGTCAGGTGCTCGGCCAGCTCACGGCCAACGGGCAGTTTGCCCCGTACAACCCTGAAGCCGAGGACGGCAGCGAGACGGCCAAGTGCATCCTGTTTGCCTCGGTTGCGTCCTCCGAGGTATTGCGCCGGGGGCGTGCTGTCGTGCGCCTGGCTGAAGTGAGCGAGGCGCTGCTGAGTGGCCTCGATCCTGACGGCGAGAAGGCCCTGGCGGCCCAGTTCATCATCGTTCGCTGATAACGAATCTACCTTGTTCCAGCCCCGCCCTGTGCGGGGCTTTGTATTTCTGGAGGGCCTTCATGGCTGCTATCGAGATTTTTGAAGACGACGCGTTCAGCGTCCCTGCGCTTACCGCTGCGATCAATGAGCAACCCTTTGTGCCAGGCCGTCTGGCCGAGCTGGGTTTATTCGAGGAGGAGGGCGTTACCACTCTGACAGTCCAGGTCGAAAAAGATGGGGAGACTCTGGCCCTTGTGCCGGCGGGTGAGCGCGGTACTTCGGGCTTGGTGGTCAATGGCAGCAAGCGAATCTTGCTTCCATTCAACACCGTACACCTCCCCGAACGTTTCGCCATCAAGGCAGATGAGATCCAGGGTATTCGAGCTTTCGGCCAGCAGACCGAGCTGCAGGCGGTTCAGGATGTCGTCAACAAGCGCCTGGCCAAAGCCCGTCGCCAGTTGGATGCAACCCATGAGTTCCACCGCATGGGGGCGTTGAACGGTTACGTGATGGATGCCGATGGACGTACGGTGTTGCTCGATATCTATGACCGTTTTGGACTCAAGCCGATCGAGATTGAGATGGAACTGGCGACCGCAGGCACGGATGTACGCGTGAAGTGCGTGGACGCGCTGGATGCCCAAGAGGAAGCGCTTGGTGCCACTACCAGCAACGGTGCTCGAGCGTTCTGCGGCAAAAACTTCTGGCGAGCGCTTATCGCGCACCAGAGCGTAAAGAAGACCTATGAGGGTACTCAGTACGCTGCAGCGCTCCGTTCCGATGGCCGCGAATCGTTCGAGTTCGGTGGTATCACTTGGGAACGCTACCGTGGCAAGGTCGCGGGTATCGCTTTCGTGCCTGACGACGAAGCGCGTCTGGTACCGGAAGGCGTGCCAGGGCTGTGCATCACCCGCTTCGCTCCAGCTGATTACATGGACACGGTCAACACCGAGGGCCTCCCGTACTACAGTCAGCTGGAGATGATGCAGTTCAAGAAAGGGGTAGCTGGTGAAGCCCAGTCAAACCCGCTCCACCTGGTGACCCGTCCTCGCTCGATCATTCGTTTGAAGCGCTGAACATGGGTTTCCGGGACCTGATTGTCGATATCGATGACACGGTGTTCGAGGTCTTGGGCGATACCGCTCTGATCGAGGGGCGCGAGGTATCGGGAATGTTCTCGGCACCCTGGTTGCAGCCAAAGCTTGGCCAGATCAGAACCGGACTGCGTGAGCCGCACTTGGTTATCCGAGTTAGCGATAACGCTGGTGTTGAGGTAAAGCAACGGGTCGTGATCGATTTGCCTCCCGAAGACGGCGGTGGGACTTACACCATCGCTGGCAGCGAGCCTGGTGGTGATGGCCTTGTAACGCTGATCTTGAGGAAAGCGGCATGAGTGTAGGTAGCCATCACAAGCAGTCTGCCAGCAGCGGGATGATCACGCTCCAGTTGGACTCGAAGGACCTCAAGGGCTTTGAGGATTTCACCAAACTGTTCCCCAAATTTGCGCATGCCGCGCAGCGACGGGCGATCAACAAGACACTGCGGTGGCTTCGAACTCATGTTGCTCGCGAAGTAGGCCGACAAGAGCGTATCGCTATCGCGGCAGTCAGACAGCGGCTGAGAGCGTTCCCGGTGTCCGGCAGCGGTCAGGGCAAGCTCTGGTTCGGTATCAACTCCATCGAAGCCAGTCGAGCGGGTCGGCCCCGGCAGACCCGGACAGGCGTTTCAGTGGCGGGCCGCAAGTATCAGGGCGCTTTCTTCAAGACGGTATACGGCGGCAAGCCGGATATCTGGATACGTATCGCAAGTAAGCACTTCGACGTGGACGAGTACCCGGAAAGCGAGGTGTCTGGGGGCGGTGGTAGTCGTTCTGGTTGGATTTCGGAGAACGACAGTCGCTTCCCGTTGGCGAAGGCGAAGATCTCGCTGGAGGACGTCCGACCGCACTTCGAAGCCTGGACTAATCGCGCCCATGGGCGTCTTGTGGCTGTAATGGAGCAAGAGTTGAACTTTGAACTGCAGAAGTACCTTCGGAGGTCAGGCAATGGATGAGGATTTCATTCCGCTAGGCCGGGTCTATGCGGCCATGGAGCAGCACATCATGGAAGCCATTCCAGGCTTGCAGTATGTCGGGACTATGCCGAGCGGCATCGAGGTCGTTCCACCGCCTGCAATAGTGCTCGAACTGACGGCATTCGAAGGTGCCGAAGACGATCCGGGGACGGGGCAGACTGCGGTCGAAGCGCGTTTTGAAGCGCGTGTACTTGTTCCTGGCGAGGAAAACAACTGTTTGCACATCGCTGCATTTGTGGCAGCTCAGTTGGCGGTACTGCTGAGAATGCAGTCGTGGGGACTGCAGTGCGGCCTTGCCGAGTTCATCCGCGCCGAACGAGACTGGAGCCGTCCAGAGCTAGACAGCTTTGCCGTCTGGGTCGTGGAGTGGAGCCAATTGCTCTATCTCGGCAAGGAAGAATGGCCCTGGCCCCGAGAGCCCGGCCCACTGGTCGTCGCGTTCGATCCCGACACCGGCCTAGGCAATGAGCATCACTACGTCGCGCCGGAGGACTTGGTTTGACGTACGCGACCGCGCAGCACGACCGCATGTTGTCGTGCCTGGTGATTCCCTGCCGGGTAGTGGCTGTTGATCTGCAAGCCGCCATGGTGCGTGTATCGGACGGCAGCGGGTGGACCAGCGCTTGGGTCCGCTGGCATGCCCAGGCTGCCGGCAAGGCCCGCCATTGGCGTGCGCCCAGTCTGAACGAGCAGGGCGCGCTTATCAGCCCGAGTGGTGAGCCTGCCCAGGGCACGTTTGTTCCAGGGCTCTATGGCAACGCCGGCGCGCAGCCAGACAACCGTGAACATGTCGAGGTGTGGCGTTTCGATGATGGCGGCTCGCTGGTCTACGACTGGAAGGCAAAGAGCTACACCATCACGCTCCCGAGCGGCACGGTCACTGTCAAGGTGGCTGGAAGCGAAGTAGTGGTGACCGATAGCGCTATCACTGCCAAAGCGGGTGTCATCAGCTTGACGGGCCCTGTAACGATCAACGGGACGTTGAGCGTAACGGGGGACATCTTAGGTGGTGCACGTATCATCGACACTGCCGGCAATACGCCAAACCACAAACACTGACAGCCCGCCTTCGCGGGTTTTTTTACGTCTGGAGTATTCCATGGGGACGAAGAAAGACAGCGCTGCGCCCAGTGCGCCGGCGGACCTGATCTATTGCGACAAAGCCTATTCGCAGCGCTCGCTGTTCTTGCCCAGCGGCCGCGAGCTGGTGGTGCTGCGTGCCCGCCTGGTGGTGCCAGCCGACGACGACGAGGCGCGCCAGTTTCTCGATGCGCGTGGCGACTTCGAGGCCCTGAGCCAGGAGGGGTAACCCATGATCGGAATGGACCGCCGAACGGGTAAGCCGCTGTCGGGCCTGGCCCATCTGCGGCAGTCCATAGAGGACATTCTAACCACGCCGTTTGGCTCCCGGCGCATGCGCCCGGAGTACGGCAGCACCCTGCGCCGTTACGTCGACCTGCCGGTAAACGAGGGCTGGAAAAGTGCCGTACAGGCTGAGGTGGCCCGCGCCCTGGGTCGGTGGGAACCCCGTCTGCAGATGGAGCGGGTCAAGGTTGTGTCGGTCATCGACGGCAAAGTCACCCTGCAGTTATCCGGCAAGTACCTGGGCGACGATGTGGTACTGGAGGCAAGCGCATGACGATTGACTTAACTGCGCTGCCCGCGCCGGCAGTGCTGGAAACGCTGGATTTCGAAGAGACGTACCAAGGTGAGCTGGCCACCTTCCGGCAGCTGATGGAGCAGGACGGGCAGGAATGGTCGGCGCCGCTGGAAAGCGACCCGGTCACCAAGCTGATCGAGCTGGGCAGCTACCGGCGCTTGCTCAACCGGGCGCGGGTCAACGACGCCGGCAAGGCGCTGCTGCTGGCCTACGCCAAGGGCACGGACCTTGATCAACTGGCCGCCAACGTCAACCTGCAGCGCCTGGTCATCCAGGCCGAGGATTTGACGGCGGTACCGCCGGTGCCGGCGGTGATGGAAGAAGACGACGCGCTGCGCGAGCGAGTGCAACTGGTCTACGAGGGCCTGACCACAGCCGGGCCGCGTAACAGCTACATCCTGCACGCACGTAACGCCTCGGGCCTGGTGGCCGACGCCACGGCCGAAAGCCCGTCGCCGGCGGTGGTGGTGGTCACTGTGCTGTCGCTGGACGGCACCGGGGCGGCGCCGGCTGACTTGCTCGATACGGTGGCGGCTCAACTGAACGACGATGACGTGCGGCCGGTCGCGGACCGGGTCACCGTGCAGAGCGCGCAGATCCTGCCGTACAAGGTCAATGCCAAGGTCTACATGGTCAGCAATGGCCCTGAGAATGAGGCGATTCTGGCCACCTGCCGCGAGCGCCTGCAGGCTTGGGTCAACCCCCGGCGGCGCCTCGGGGTGGAGGTGGCCAGGTCCGGGGTTGACGCTCAGTTGCATATCAATGGGGTTTCCCGGGTTGAGCTGACCGGGTGGGCAGATATCAAACCCACCAAGGCGCAGGCCGCCTGGTGCAGCGAAATAAGCGTAGTGCGGGGGACCTGATGACCAGTCTACTCCCCAACAACCGAACGCCTCTGGAGCGCGCTGTGGAGGGTGCTGGGACTGAGTCGACCGAAATCACGCTGCGCACCCTCTACAACCCCGACACTTGCCCGGCCCACCTGCTGCACCAGCTGGCTTGGGCTTGGTCGGTCGACCGTTGGGATGACAATTGGTCGGAGGCGGTCAAGCGCTCAGTTATCAAGTCGTCGTTCTACATCCACAAGCACAAAGGAACCATCGGTGCGCTGCGCCGTGTGGTGGAGCCGTTCGGCTACCTGATTGAGGTGGTCGAGTGGTGGCGGATGGCCCCTGTGGGTGTACCTGGCACCTTCGCGCTCAAGGTCGGGGTGTCGGACTCGGGTATCAGCGATGACACCTACCGCGAGCTGTCGGCGTTGCTCGATGACGCCCGCCCGGTGAGTCGGCACATGGTCGGCTTGGAAATCAGCCTTGAAACCAAGGGCCGCTGCTACATCGGGGCGAGCCTGAGCGAGGGCGACATTCTGAGCGTGTACCCACCCATACAGCGTGCCATTGAAGTCATCGGCGTGATCGGGCGCGGTGGCCGTGAAACCACAATCGACACATTGGAAATTGGATATGGTTGATAAGAACACCCAGTTCTACGCGATCCTGACGAATGTCGGCGCGGCCAAGCAGGCCAACGCCGACGCCCTGGGCATCGCGTGGAGAATCACGCAAATGGGCGTAGGGGATGCCAACGGCACCGACCCAACCCCGAACGCGACGCAAAAGGCGCTGATTAACGAGTGGCGCCGGGCGCCGCTTAACCAGCTCAAGGTGGACGACAACGACCCGTCGATCATCGTGGCCGAGCAGGTCATCCCGGCCGATATCGGCGGCATGTGGATTCGCGAAATCGGCCTGTACGACGAAGCCGGCGACTTGGTGGCCGTGGCCAACTGCGCGCCGACGTACAAACCTGTGCTGTCGCAGGGCTCGGGCCGCACCCAGGTGCTGCGCATGAGTCTGGTGGTCAGCAACGCGGCGAACGTGCAGCTCAAGATTGACCCAAGCGTGGTGCTGGCCACTCGTGAATGGGTCACCGAGGAACTGAGCCGGCAGGACTTCAAGCATTCGGTACTGGCGGCCACCACGGCGGCCATCAACCTGACCGGTCTGCAGACCATCGACGGCGTGACCCTGACCGCAGGCGCACGCGTGCTGGTGAAGAACCAAGCAACAGCCAAGGAAAACGGTATCTATACGGTGGTTTCGGGCGCCGCATGGAAGCGCTCCACCGATGCCGACAGCAGCGCCAAGGTAACCCCAGGCCTTCTGGTGCTGGTCGAGTCGGGCACGGTCAACGGTGACAGTGCCTGGCAGTTGGTGACCGATGCCCCGATTGCCCTGGGCGTAACGGCGCTGTCGTTTGAAATGGCCTTTGGCCGCACGGGCGTGAACGCCGGCACTTACAGAAGCGTGCAGGTCGACAAGTACGGCCGGGTGGTTGCCGCGACCAACCCGACTACCGTTGCGGGCTATGGCATTACCGACGTGTACACCAAGTCGGAAACCTACAGCCGAACCGAAATCGCGAAAGCTATTGCCGATTCGGTCACCAGCGCAGTGAATGGCCTGGTGGACTCGGCGCCTGGCGCCTTGGACACGCTCAAAGAGTTGGCCACCGCCATCGGCAATGATCCGAACTTCGCCGCTACTATGGTCAACGAGCTGGCCAAAAAGGCGCCGCTGCTGTCGCCTAAGTTTACGGGAACGCCTGAGACGCCAACGCCTGCGGCCAGTAGCACCGGGCTGCAGATCGCAAACATGAGCGCCCTGGCCACAGCGGTTGCCGCTGCCTGCCGTCAGTTCAAGACGGCTGTTATCGGGGTGAGCACGAACCTGACGTTGACTGCCGCGCAGATGGGCAACGCTGTGCAGTTCAACGGCGGCGCGGTCACCTTAGCCCTGCCGTCGGTGGCCGATGTGGGCAATGGCGCCTCGGTGATGCTGCGTAACCCATCGGCCACAGCTACGCAGAACATCGTGGTGGCGTCCTCGGGCTCCATCGTCGACGCGGGCACCACCGGCGGCTCAATGGCTTTGAAACCGTTTGAGTGGGCCGAGCT